TGAACACCCAACGCGTGGAATAAAAATGCTTGCAATTGAGAACCTTGCACCTGTTAAAATCTTTTCGTGCCGAGCCCAGAAGTATCACTCCCAGCGGCGAGCGTTAAGACCTTGCGGAACCGTCAAATCCGCAGACAACGGGTTGAACAGCTGATAACNTTAACTGAACCTTCAGCCATTGCGCTACAGTTGCGGAGACAGCGCCAGAAGGTGTTCGGAGCGTTCTGTTACCTCGTTGACTGGAAGGATCCTGAGACGGGCGCAATCGACGCGGCTGGCATCGCCTCGCTGAATTCGACCTTGTTAAAGACCCAGGAATTGATCCTGCGGCTTGCTCGTGTCCCTCAGGCCCCTCCTGGTTCCAGCACTAAAGACCTGTTGGCGGCAGCAAGGAAGGCCGTAGAAGCCGAGCCAATCGAGGCGGTGGACATGCGGGAGACTGCCGGCGAATAGGGTAGGTCGATTCCCTAATTGCCTCGGATTAAATATAACAGGGATTGTGCCCACTTCCCGACAGGGTAGGGGGGGGTGGGGGTGGGTCACGAGGACTCTCTTTTCTGGGCCAGACCGTCCCCACGGGGTAGGGGGTACAGGCCCGCAGCCGCTCGGCCGTAAAGCGTTAGGGACTCCCCCTCGTGATTTCCCCTTTAGAATTCAGGTTATCGGAATCCCCTTAAAAGGCTCCAGGATGGGTTTTGGCCGTGGCTGGGTCTCTTGTTCTTGTCCATGAATCAGGACGTTACCTTGGGGCATTTCTGAATTATTGCACGGCATTCCAAAGTGTCGTGATTTAGTGCAAGTGTACCTACATTGCGTATGGTTTTTGGTTCATTTCTTGCCNTTTTTGTGGGTAAACGTGATAGGGGTGTGTGGTCGGATTAAAAAACCCTTATGAGCCCTGCGCTTTTTGGATTTCCGAATGTGGTATCGAATTACCGGAGGGTGATGGCGATTTCGTGTAACCACGGTAACCGGGCGAATGCGGATGCTTTGGCTGCTGTGCTGTTGTTTCGGGATTCATTTAAGCCTCACGAGTGCATTCATTTAGGGGACAATTACGATATGGCTAGTTTGAGGGCTGGAGCCTTGTCGAACAAGGATGACGGGGATGCGGCTGATGATTACCTGTCGGATCTGGATGAGGGTCGGAAGTTCCTGAATGATTTGAGGCCGACTGTGTTTATTTTGGGGAACCACGATGAGCGTCCGAAGCGGTATTTAAAGCACCACAATGCGGTGGTTAAGGGGTATGCGGAGGCGGTTTGGACGCGAATGCTTGAGCCGATTGATCGGCATTGCCACACGTTCATCGACACGCACGATGTTTTGCCCAGGTCGTGGTACCCGTTGGGAGGGTGGAAGTACGGGCATGGGATTCTTTACAGCGAGAACTACTTGAGGGATACGGCGGAGGCTTGGGGGAATTGCGTGGTTGGACACGCTCACCGTGCTGGGATTGGCCAAGGGAGAACAAGTGAGCCATCGACGGCAATGTCGCCTGGATGCTTGGCCAATGTGGAGTGCATGGAGTACGCGCACAAGCGGAGGGCGACGTTGGCTTGGTCCTTTGGAATTGTTTTTGGAGAGTACACAACAAATCGGTCGCAACTCTATCTACACCAATGGAAACAAAACGAAACCGAATGGAATCTTCCGAGCTTTTGAGTAAGCTGAAGGATGCAATTCAATCCAAGCCTGACGAGATTCCTGAAGGCTACAAGACGGTCGAAGAGTGGGCAAGATCTTGGAGCCTTTCTCGGTCTTATGCGGAAAAGCTACTTAAAATTGGGGTGGAGTCTGGCGTGGTGGATTCCAAGAAATTTCGAATCCCAATGGATGGCCGAAAAACTTACCCCGTTTACCATTACCGAGAAGTTTGCGAATGACACCGATTAAAACGTTTAGGAACAAGCACAACCCAAAGCTGATTGTGGAGGTGATTGAATGGGATGCGGAGATTCGGACGGGCGAGATTAAAGAAGCTGCGGTGGTGTTTCAAAAAGGTTTTTGAAGTTTTTTTGGGGCCTGTTTTGTTGGGTGGAATGATCCATTTTTCATTTTCAGGTTGACGGTCACGGTCACTGTCATGCAGGTTGGGTTCATGCTAAAGATTGAAAAAGGAATTCCTGCCCCTCCAGTGAAGCGGTTTCGACGGCAGTTGCCTGACCAAGTTGTGATGGAGATTGGTGACAGCGCGGCTGGGGACAAGAGGTTTTGCCGTGCGTTGAGGAGCTACGGTACTCGAAGGGGGTGGACGATGACCTGGAAGGAACAGGAGGACGGAACGGTCCGGGTGTGGAGGAATGCGTGATCTTGGAAATTCAACCCCAAGACCGGATTGAGGTTTACGCTTCGGTTTCTGGATATGTCGCGATTCGGCAGACGATGTGCATGGGGGACGATCAGGTTGTTTGCATTCGTCCATCGGATATCCCGGAGCTGATTAAGCTGCTTCGAGCCGTAATTCCTGAAGCGAAGGAGGCCCGGGTGTTTCACTTGGAGCAAGAAGAGTCCAAGCGGAGGGAAAAAGAATGAACGAACAACCTAAGCGCCGAGCCCCGGCATTTCCTTTGTACGCCGATGATTTCCTGGCTGGCACTTCGGAAATGTCCGCGGAGGAGGTTGGGGCCTACATCCGTCTGCTTTGCCAGCAATGGACGAAGGGTGGATTACCGAACGATCCTGACCGTCTTGCTCGCATGGCGGGACTAATGGGGTCGCCTATGGGGTCGCCATCGTCTGGCTATGTGCTCGCCAAGTTCTCGCTATGCCAAGATGGACTGCTTCGGAATGCTCGTTTGGAGAGGATTCGGGAGGAGCGGGATGAGTTTGTGAAAAAGCAGTCGGAAGCAGGCAAGATTGGGGCTTTGCGGCGGTGGGGGCATGGCGACCCTAATGGGGTTGCTATAACGACCCCAATGGCAACCCCTATGGCGAATGGATGGCCAAAAGATAGCTCTCCCCTTCCCTCTCCATCTCCTAAAGAAGAGAGAGAAGCTCCTTCGTCGCCCACTGCTCCAAAGAAAGAACGGAAAAAGGCCGAAGCGTTTGTTCCTCCAACAATCGAAGAGGCTGTCGCTGTTTGCTTGGAACTTGGAATGCCACAACTCGAAGCTCGGAGGTTTATCAACTACCACGAAGCAAAAGGGTGGGTCGTTGGAAAACATCCAATGAAATCATGGAGGGCTGCAATGAGCACTTGGCACCTGAATTTCAAGGAGTTCAATGGTCGCAATTCAAAGCCCATCACGGAAACCAAACCTGAAGGGGTTGAACGAGCGGATTGGGTTCCTTCATCTGGCCGGTGGCAGGACAACCCGGATCATTGGAAACACAGCGCCCAATGAGCGACCCCTACTATTCCGAGTCCGACGAGCTTGGTATTCTTGGTTGCTGCATTCGCGGAACCTTGGCCAACGTCTCGGACATTGCGGCGAGCATCAGGCCGGCGACCCTATTCAACGATGATGTTCGGGACAGCTACGAACTGGTCTTGGCTCTCTTGGCCGAAAACTCGAAGCCGTCGCTTCCCGCCATGGAGCGGCTGTGGGCGCAGACCCAGGGGATCCGACCCATCCCTCGGGATTTGTGGAAAAACGCAATGGCGGCCGTCCCCAGCGCCAGCAATCACCCTTTCTACGCCCAAGGGGTATTCGACGCTTACCGTCGGCGGGCGCTTCGGGATGCAGCCCAGCGTTTGCTTCATGATTCTGGCGATGCGGCGAAGTCTCCCGAGGCTATGGTGGCTGACCTTGAGGCAGGGATTTCCAATGAAGGGAATCAGGCGGTAATTTCCTGCGACGGTAAGACTGTCGTTCGGGAATTCATCGACGACCTCCAGAAGCGGGCGGAGCGAAAAGGGAAGCTGTCTGGAATTCCAACTGGATTCTGGAAATTGGACGCCATGACCGACGGCCTCCAGTTCGGGGAACTTTTCCTCTGTGGAGCTAGACCGTCCATTGGAAAGACGGCAATCGCCATGAACATTGTTCGACACGCCTGCATCGAGCAAGGGTGGCCGACTTTGGTTGTCTCGTGCGAAATGAGCCAGAAGGCTCTTATGCGTCGGTTGATGTCAGATTTGTCCCAGGTTCCACTTGGGGACATGAAGCGGGGTGATTTCACGGAAGCTCAATGGAAGGCCCAAACTCTGGCGGGTTCTAGGGTTGGGAACTCGAAGATCCATTTTCTGGACGCATCAAAGGGTGAGACAATCGATACCATTGTTGCAGGAATCAGGAGTAACGTCCGAAGACATGGGGTGAAACTGGTGGTGGTGGACTACCTCCAGAAGATCCGACCAAGCGCCAAGCATGAAAAGAGGACATACGAGGTGGCTGACGTGTCTGAAAAGCTCAAGTCGGTATCTGCGTCAACCGGTGTTGCGATGTTGTGTCTCGCGCAGCTATCTCGGCAAAACGAGAAGGAAAAAGGACGCGTTCCTCGGCTGACGGACCTTGCGGACTCTGCACAGATCGAGCGCGACGCAGATGTGGTGACGCTACTTCACCGGGATCGCCAAGATAAAAACGGGGAGGCTTTGCTTGTGGTTGCCAAGCAGCGCGACGGTGAATGTGGGTTTGTTCCGCTTACCTACAATGAACAGTTCTGCCGGTTTGAAACTCGCGCAGTGAATGTTGAGGATTAACCAATGGACGATTTCTGGACAGAGAAAGCTCCAACACAATCTGGTCCTTACTTTTGGAGGAAGAACGAAACGAGCGACAAGATGCTAATGTGGGTAACTCCAGTGTGTTCTATATTGATGGTTCTAATTCCTTCCTCCGAGGCTTTCCAAGAGGAGCACATCGAAGTGTCTCAACTTGGAGGACAATGGCAACGGCTCGTACCGGCTCCGTATTAAACAACCATGAAACTTATGAACTGGTTCCGAGACGAACCGAAAACCTACCACTGGGTTCCGCGTGAAAATCCGCCACCGATTTACGACAAAGTTTGGGGCGTGGATGAGAACGGAAGGTTGGCCACGGTAATGTTCCACGACGGCGAGTGGTTTATCAAAATGGAGCCGGGAATTCTCAGCCGGTGGGGAACTCTCCAGCAATGGAGGCACAAACTTGGGAGGGAGGAATGAGTACAACTGGAGCATCTAAAATAACAGCTAAGAAATCTGCGTTCCATGTCTCTGGATCGCTTGGTTCTGTTATTCTTTCTTCCCGTGACAAATACCGGCTAAGGAAAAAAAGAGAAGAAGAACGAATATTTAATGAAGAACTGAAAAGGCAAAAGGAGCACAAGGAATGGCTTCGCAAAATTGAAACTGAGTTTGGAAATCTCAAAACACGATTCCCCGTTGGAACCATTGTTGTAGTAAGTCACGAATCCGTTGGTTGCGTGTTTGGTGTTGTCCACGAGGTTGTTTCCAGGATAGCTGTACGAGTAAACATTTCAGGAGAAACATGTTTGGTTCATGTTGATTGCCTGAAAACAGTTAAGGAGTTTGAGCAATGAACGGAATCCCGCCCAAGATCCAACTGAAGTGGCAAGCGAATCGACTTTGGTGGACTGAACTCGACATCATGAACCGCGCCCAGGACGACGGAATTGTTTCCGACAACTGCGAGCGACTTTCGGACGTGGCAGAGGTTGATCTCCCGAGATTGGTCGATTTCTGCCGGTCGGTTCCAACTCCGAGCTTGCCAAGTGGGCATTCGGTAGCGTAGGTTTCAATCGCTTTGACCGGCGAGCCACTTTTATCACCGGTCGTAGGTTGACCTACACACGTGTACGCTTCGGGGCTGTCTCAGAAATGGGGCAGCCCCAGCTTTTTTCCTTCAAGGTTGACAAAATGACCAAAGATTTGCTCATGATTTGCTCCTAAGAGAGAGAAAGATTTTAACAGCTCAAACCCCTCGGTGGATCTGGTTCAATGAAAAAAGTTGAAATCATCGAGCGGAAACTTGGGCGAGAGAAAGCACTCGGACAAGCCTGGGATGACCTCGTGGAGATTGACCCTCGGCAGAATCCAAAAGAGTACCTGGATACCGCAATCCACGAACTCCTTCATGTTGCTCAACCTGAGCTTTCAGAGGTAAAGGTGGTTCGCGTATCGAGGCTGATTTCTTCCAAACTCTGGAAGCTAGGATTCAGGAGGATTCACAAATGAGCTTTAAAAAAACCAACACGCAGGTATGCTGTGATTTTTTGGAATGGTTTCCACGATGTTGATCCAAATTATTTAGATGATTGAAAATTGTTTCTGTTGACACCTCATTTATTTAAGTGTAGCCGTCTCCATAACGTACCCGGGGTCGTTACCGGATCGGTTGGTTAGCCTGCCTGTGCAACCGAGGGTTTGATGTTTGGCGATGGGATTTTCTCTCCCGAGAAAAGGTCCTGTCAGATTGTTACCACAGTTCGCCGCTGGGGTGATGCTCGTTGGTTCAACCCTCTTTCTACCTTACAGGCTTATGGCAGGCGGCACTATTACTTGCGGTCAGTTCACCGATTTCCTCATTCGAAAGACGGAACACCTCGACGACGAAATCGTGCGAGCAATCCGTCCCACCGACCAGTGGGTTGCTCACGTCGATACTGGCGTGTTCCCGGCTCTGGACGGCGTTTCCCACACCTTCGACCGTATCGAGCGGGTCATTCCTGACCTGACCGGTGCGTGGGCCAATGTGACGGCTTCCGGCTGTGTTGGTGCAGCTTGCGACAAGACCGAAAAGGCCATCGGCTTCGGTTCCACCCGCGACAGCTACCAGCTCAAGGAAAAGTCCTACAAGACGGACCTTTTCTGCTTCGACCTCATCCTTTCGGCGGATCGCGCTAAGGAGCAGTTCCGTGAAATCATCAACAACCTCAAGGAAGCCTCTGTTTGGATCAATTCCGACTGGCTCCGAATTGAGGCGTTGCGAATCGCCCAAAAGAAATGGGTGGCTTCGACTTCGATGCAGGATTTCACTTACTCCTGGAATTCGGATTATACCCAGTTGACGGTTCTGACTGGTGGCCTCCCTACCTCCAAGCTGACCCCGAACATGCTCCAGCGGCGTGTTCAGCCCCAGATTAGCCAGGGCGCTATGGGCGAGCGTCCCGTCGGTACTCCCATGCTCTTGGAGCTTGTGACCGACATGGACACCCTGTACGCGATGGAGCAGGGAAACAGCACTTTGAACGCCCTCTGGCGCTTCATGGATTGGTCTGACGAACCCGCCCAGAAATTTTACCAGCTCGGTTGGGCCGGTAAAATTGGAAACTACGCGGTTCGAGTGGACCTCTTTCCGATGCGGTTCGAGCAGTTGAACGGTGCTGGAAACACCCTCGTCCGAGTGTTCCCTTTCATTGCTGTTGCGGCCACGTCTGGCATTAAGTCGATCCCCAACCCGGATTTCGACACTGCCACCTACCAGATCAGTTTCATCCATCATCGCAAGGCGATGCGCCGACTGGTCCGCGATACCACGGACATCAATCCCATGATGCCCTTCTTGAAACGCGACTTCGCCGGCAAGTGGATGTTCGTCATGGACAACCTCGGTGCTGACGCGAATGGCTGCGTGATCGAGAACAAGCGCCGCAACAAGGGCCAGTTCATCGCGGACTTCGCCTTCGCTACCAAGGCTGCCCACCCTGAGTGGGAAGAGGCCATCTTGCATCTGCGTGAACCCGGCTGCGTTGCCGCCATCACCCTCTGCAACCCGGGCGCTGCGACCAGCTACGACCCGCAGAGCTACGGCGCCGCGAACTCTGTGTGTATCCGCACCTTCGTGTTCACCCCGGTCAAGGATTCAAACAACAACTACCAAGTCGCCGCGAATACCATCACCTGCAACGGTCAGGCGATCAGCCACATCATCATCCTCCAGGCTCAGCTTCCGAGCTTGGTGGCTGCCCTCAACAGCGTTGCTGGATCGCTTGGAACTTGGTCCATCGTGGACGGTTCTACGACCCAGATTCAGCTTGCTGGTACGACTTGCACCCGCTGCGACGTTCCATTCGTCGTCTCGTAAGTGCTATGGTGGGAGGAGGGGGCCGTTTTACGGCGGTCCCTTCCTTCTTTTGGTTAAATATCAGATTTTCATCCTATGGCCATTTCAGTTCCAGCGTCCGCAAAGATCAAACTCCAGGGCAAGTCCGGCGAAACGATGTGCGCCTGGGAGCGAGGAGAGGATGGAAACATCAAAATCACGTCGCTTGCTGGCACAATGCTCGACGAAAGCCAAGAGAACAAGATGACCGGTTCCGAACCGGGAGATGAGAAAGAGCCGAAGGATTCTCCCGAAGAGGAAATCGACGAAATGGCATCTGCTTCTGACGAAGAGAAGAAGTCTGCCGGTCGGAAAATGTCCCGAGACTACGCAAGCTGACCTATGGCCCAATGCAGCACGACACAGCTAATGGCCGATGCGGCCTGCTTTTCGTGCCTTAGCGCGGACGCAAGGAGCCTTGTTGAATTGGCTCTTCTGAATCAAATCGGTGGTACGGTTGGAGTGGTTCCTGCGATTGAAGGACGGATTGCCGGTACTGACTCATACGAGCGTTCACTTATCAACCTACAAATTCTCTGCAATATACTAGGCGGAACCTGATTTATGGCATCTTGCGACGTAAATACATTATTGGCCCAAGCGGGATGCTTTTCCTGCCTAAGCTCTGAGGATCGAGAAATTCTTCGACTCCAACTTCTTTGCGCTATCAGCACCGGCGTAATCAGCGGCTCTGGAACGATCAATACCCTGTCTAAGTTCACTGCGGCAAAAGTGCTTGGAAATTCCCTAGTTACCGACGATGGAACTACGGTGACTGTTGGTGGACTTCTGGCGGTGAGTGCTAGTTCAAACGGAAACGCATTGTCGGTTTCTGGTTACAGCCTTACTGGTAATAACGCGCAGTCACTGGTTGACCTTTCCGGAACCTGGAACACAACCGGGACGCCAACTGCTCATGTCGTAAACATTACCGACACAGCAAGTAATGCCGCCTCTCTATTGGCTGATTATAAGCTTGGAGGTACAAGCATTGTTTCAATCTCCAAATCTGCTCTTCGGGGCATTTATGTTGGCGTAAATGCTGCCTCTCAAACCGCAAACAATTTCACGCTCGCATATGACGGGACGCAGACCATTCTTAACGGTCAAAATGCGTCCGGCGGAGTTTTAATCGGCGTAAATAATAACTGGGGACTGTATGTTCGCGGAAGCTCGATTTCGAACAGCCCAAACAACGTTTCGGTTCCGAACGCATGGGCTTATGGGTGGTCGAGCGCCTCGCAGTCGAGCGGAACGATGGATACGTTCTTGTTTCGGGACGCTGCCGGTGTAGTTGCTCAAAAGAATGCGGCAAACGCTCAGGAATTTCGTGTCTACGGAAACACCACGGGTTCCAAATACGCATCCGTCAAGCATGACGGAACAAACGCCCTATTTGTTCCGAGCACTGGTCAAACTGCATTTGCTTCGGGTGCACTTGCAACAAATGCCACTCTTGGGTTCCTGACAATCCCGACTTGCGCTGGAACTCCGACGGGTGTTCCGGCCAACATTCCGACGGGGCAAGTTCCAATCATTTACGACACCACGAACAACAAGATCGCTGTTTACAATGGCGCTTGGAAGCAAACCGCTGCTCTGACCTGATTTATGAAGCTAACGATTACCGTTGACGGCGATTCTGGGTCGGTCGATCTGACCGAGGCCCAGGCCGCCGGGCTCCTGTTCTCCACCAACGTATTCAACGGCGACGGAGGAAACGCCAACCCGGCGGAATTCTTGGTCACCAAGGTTGTTGGCGACTGTGACGGATGGGCAAAGCATCGGATGAATCTTCGTCTTTCCGCAGTTCCGCAGCGTCTTACGGAAATGCCGGCAGACAAGATCGAGGAGGCCGAGGTCATCTTTCAGATTCCACCGACCTATCCGGATGGCAAGAATCCGCTTCCCCCGTACGTTTCCCCGACTCCCTAATCGACTATGAGCAGTGACCCGACGTGGTGCGGAAATTCGTACTCTCGAAGCCCAAGCCCGTGCGGAGGTGGCCCGTGCGCTGGCTGGTACAATCCGCTTTGCCAGATCATCGCAGCCTCTGACGGATCACAAGGCGTCATTCTCAGCCGGCTTCGCGGATCCGCCCGGCGAGCCCTGACACCTTCTCAGCTTCGAGCCGGTCAGCTTACCGATGACGTGGACGCGGACCAAGTGGTTCGCTGGAATGGATCTCGTTGGGTTTCTCCGACCGGACAATTCATTGACATCCGTGTTTACGGTGCAGTCAACAACGGCAACGCCACCCAGGCGCTTATTGACGCTCTCGCCGCTGGTCACCGGAACATCCTCTTCCCGTCGGGATTCACCTTCTACATCGACAACACATCGGGAGCGTTCGCGGCCCAATACGTCTCAATTCCGGCCGGGACCAGCCTTCAGTTTGACTCCACGATCGTCAGCACACCTGGGAAAACGATCTCGTTCGACTTCGCGGGAGATCACACTGTCTTTGGTCGAGGAATCCTGAATCCAAGCCGAGGAACGGAGCCTCGGTTGTTCTTGGCTAAGTACGGGAATTCAAGGTTCCACGGGCTGACTTTCAAGGGGGTTTCAACCACGGACAATTTCTGGGCTATCGTCACTCCCAACGTGGATTCAGGAACGCTGGATTCAATCGAGATCACCAACTGCACATTCCTTAACTACGTTGGTTACGGATACCTCCGTGAGCAGGCCAACACCAGCAGCCATTCCGTAGCTAGAACAAGCATTTCCGGTTGTTCGTTCACCGGGATCTACAACGGGTCCGCGATCTTGTTGAACCCGGTGGCAGGAAAAGACCGAAACATCCAGATTTTCGGAAACCAGATTTCCGGAGTGTACGGTGACGTTTCAGCGGATCCTTTCTCCGGATTTGCTATCGCCATCGCAGGATTCAACCGGCTTCCGTTTCTTCCAGCATCCGCAATTCAGGACTTCTTCATCTCTGGAAATCAGATTTCAAAGTGCGGGTCTGGAATTCACGTCGAATACTGCGCCAACGGAGTCATTGCCGGAAACAAGATCGACGACATCAATTCCACCTACTACAAAGGCAACAATGGTGAGGGTGGAATCGTGGTTTACGGCTCAAGCAACTGGGCCGCGATTGGCAATCGAATTTCCAACGTCACGGGCGACACGGCCAACGTGTGGGGAATCGTGGCTCGCGGTGGATACTCCGGTGGGTACCAGCAGTCCAATAAAGACTTTTCGATCACTGCAAACGACCTCATCTCGGCGTCGATGCTGTTGGATCAGCAGGTTCCTTCCAACGCGATCAGCGGAATCCCGCCCTACGAGCTTACCACTTCCTCTAGGTTCGATCTCGACGGAAACACGATCACCAACGGAGTCTGCGAAATATACTCAACCGGAACGCTCAACGTCCGAGACAACGATTTCGTTGCACCGCTCGCCACGGCTACGTTCTCGGTGGTATCGTACTACCGGAATGCAAATGTCGCCTCGCTGACCGTCACGCTTCCGGCTGGACACCTTGGGATGACCATTGGCGACTTGGTTTACATCACCGGGGTTGGCTCCGGATTCGATAACCAGTTTGCCGTCGTAACCGGGTCGTTCGATGGAATCGCCACCTTCACCTATTCCAACGCTGGGGCCAATGTCGGAACCACAGCCTGCACTGGAACGGTGTACGTGATGAAGAAAGCCTTGATGATTGACCTTGGGGTAAACACCACTGGCAACTCGGACTACCAGAGCCTTTACCGCCTAAACGTCACAATCGAGGACAACCATGCGTGCACTGCCTACGGGGCGTCCTCGTTCTCGCTTCGGAATCTTGCAACGTCTCGGTACGCTGGAAATGCTAGGGTCAATTCCACGGGGAACAATTTCGGGTTCTCCGCCTCGATACTTCCGACTCGATCCGTCAATCGTTCTTATTGCACTACAAACGCTGCGGTTCCGACCGGTTTTGAATTCGCCGAAGGTGACGAGGTTATCATCAACCTTGGAGCGGGAGCTACTCGGTCGTTCTGCTCTGTCCCGGGATGGGTTGCCCCTGCGGGATCCACCTACGCCTACGTCTCGGCTGCTGGAGGCACAGTTAAACGCACTGGCGGGGCATCGTGGATCACCACGCCAGCCCCATTCTCGGCAGGGGAATTGGTCACGTTGACCAACGGTGGGAATTCAATCACTGGTCTGATTCAGCGGGTTTACAGCTCCGGAGGCGACGAGGTTCTTGCGATTATCAATCCGGCATCAGGCGCGGCACTCGACTTGACTTCGCTCGGTGGATCAGGAAGCATCGCACCGTACGCTGTTGCGTCATTCCTCGCATAGAAGGCATCCCTACCATGGCACTAGAAAAAATCGTCCTCGTACTTCCTCCAGGTCTTGAACAAGACCTCATCTTTCTCGCAAACGCAGCCGCTCAAGCCAAGGGGCTGTTGGATCTTGGAAATGGAACCGGTCGAGACTTCGCCGGTGCTGCTTCTGAAATCAAGAAGCTCATCACTCAACAGTGTCCGCCGCAGTACCAACAGGACGCCGTGAAGCAGATTGAGGACAAGGTAAAAGAGGATGAAGCCAAGAAGGCAAAAGACAACGCCACGGTCGCTACCTAATTTATGGTTAAGCCTCCAGCCATTTTGGTTCAGGAGGCATCCAATCTTGGTCTCGCTTCCGAACGGGAACTCTTGCGGGTTTCTGTTTTGGCTTTGGCATCCCTGAATTCAGGTGAGCAACCAAACCTCACCGGGGCCTACGAGCAGGTCTTTTCCAAGACCCCACAGCTCGCCCCTTTCACCGACGCACAAATGAAGTCGGTTGTTCTTCTCCAGTTGGTGCAGGCTTTGACTCGTTTGGATCCGACATTGACCCGCTCCTCCCCAGTCTGGAATGCTGACCAAGGGAAAGTTCAGTACCTACGAGTTTTTGGACAGCCCGGGCAGGAGACGGTTCGCATTTTCGACACGCCATGAGCACATTCCAGAAATTCCACGAATCAGCCCAAGCTACCGTGAAAGACTTCAAAACCAACGATGTTGTTACTGTGATTGCCGGGGCAGTTGGGGCAGCCACAAGTGGGATCAATCTTAAAGATCCATTGGCTATCGCAATCCAGTCAATCGTGGTAATCGCTACCGTTACCTATGTGGTTTTCAGGGCGATCAAGATGTTTTATGAAATGCAGGAAGTCCGTCATCGTGTTCGTCATCTTGACGATCCTAAGCACCCTTACGACGAGTTGCGGCCTCCTTCCCAAGACGGTTGAGTACGGGCAGTCGAAGGTGAAGGCGGCTCCGGGCAAGAAGCCTGAGACGTTGGAAGCAGAGAAGCAGGGTGCCGAATTCATTCACCGCGAGGTCGTAGCGGCCCGGGATGCCGCATTGGCATCTGGAGCCTCAACCAACGTCCTAAACCCGCTCAGTGAGGCGCGTATCGCTTCTGAGGGGCTTTCTTACAGCCTTGGGAGTCCAGCAAACCGGTGGGAACGATCCGGGGATGAGCTTTCGGCCCGACTTGGCCGGCTGGAAAACAAACTCGATACCGCGTTGGACGAGTACCGCAAGACCCAGGCTCCTTTGGTTGGTAAAAAGATCGAAGGAACGGGCATATTTCAGCTCGGGTATTTCACCAACCTAGCCCTGATCGCCGGATTCATGGTTTTGGTCGCAATCGGGTTCAATTTGTGGGGAATGCTTAACCCGGTCGTTGGGGCTGGAGTAGCAGGCCTGTCATCTGTTGGAAGACTTTCTGTTGGGACTCTGAAAAACGGTTTCGAGCAGGTCGTAAAGGGCGTCGAGAGCTTCAAAGAATCGGTTGAGGCCAGCCATTTGAGCGAAGAGGCAAAGGCGTGGATCAAAGACTCGCTCGCTCGCCACCAAAACGCCACCCAGTCTGACCCAAAGGTTCAGGACGCAGTGAAAAGCCTTACAAAGTGACGAAAAAGCCGGCCACGGGAACCAAAACCCATGACCGGCTCGCGTCGGAGAGGAAACAAACCCGAATCGAATGCGGGATCAACGTCGCATACTGCCTGCCATCGCGTCAATCTCTTCTTCGGGGCTACTTGCGGCGGATTTCCGGGGTGCAGAAGATCCAGAGCCGATTGAAGGCTCAGAATCCTCATATCCTTTCAGCTTTCCCTCAAGTTCAGCGATTCGAGCCATAGCCTTTTCGTGACGATGCTGGAGGACTTGAAACCCGGCAGCCCGCACCGACATTTCTCCAGCTAGGATTGCCAACTTGGCAGGAGGAAGCCCAGCAGGGTTGGTCATCACTTGGTCGGCCAGGTAGCGACCCTGCTCGATCAACTTGGATTCAGCAGGGTCAGCCGGATCCGGGGTGAACAACTCCTTCAAGTCCTCGTTTCGCTCTTTGGTGTAATCGGCGTAGGTTTGCTTGGTGAGGCTCGTGGTGCTTTCTCGCTTTTCAGCCTCGGACTTGTGCCACGTCTCGGCAGCCGCCTTGGCATCGAGATCAGCCTTCTTCATGGCCTCGATCTTGACTCGGACTTCCCGGCTCAACTGGAGAATCAGCGGGGAATTGTCACCGAAAAGCTCACGCGCCTTCGTGGCGGAGGCATTCCGGTCCATCTGGAGCAGGCTAGTAAAGTCGTCCGGGGTGGCATTTCGCTCCTCACCGGTCACAGGATCGTTCACGCGCAACTGGGTCACTTCCTGCATTGCGCTTTCCAGAGTCTGGTCCAGAGGTTTCTTGTACCGCTCTTGGAACTCGTCGCTATTCCGGTAGTCGATGAGACGAATCCGAGCCTCGCGCTCGTCAATCTGCTCCTTGAACTTCTTGGACGACTCAGCGGCTTCCTGAAGCTGCTTTCTCAGGGCCTCAATCTCAGCCTTCGACGACCCATCCTTCTTTGCGGCTTCCAACTCCGCCCGAATTGTGTCGCGCTCCTTCTTGGTTGCCTCGTAGGCAAGCCGAAGCTCCTTCGGGGTCTTCGGATCCAAGTTGGCAGCAGGAACCGCTTCCTTGGCCGGTTCTGGAGCCTTCTTAGCCACCGGCTTCTCCACGTCCAACCCAAGGGCTTTACGGTCCTCTGAAAACTTGGACTTCGGAGTTTCTGGTGTGGTTTCAACCTTCTCAGGTGTCTCTACCTTTTCAGAAGTAGCAGTAGCGGAAGGAGTTTGAAGTTCGTGGGCAGGCGAAACTTCACGCGGCGCTTCAGCCGGTTTGGCGGTCTCAACTGCGAGCATTGAGTCCAAGTCTTTTGAGACCTGGCCCGGTTCCATTTCTTGATCGGCTGGCATAAGTGCTATGGTGTTTTACGTTCCAACATCTTCAACGTTCAGGCTGTCCGTCTGCGGAATAAGATGATCTGTGACTCGCTGCGGGGCGGGCATTTTCGGGTCTCCAATTCCCTTCAAGGTTCGGATGAACCGATTCACCCCTTGAATCTGCCGCCCAACGGTTGGGTCTCCATCAGGGCAGTCCGCTGACCATTGGGCAAAGGCCACCGTCAAAACCCGTTCAAACGCTGGGTTTACTCCAAGGTTCTGAATGAAATCCTTGTCGGCTTTATCCCCGTGAGAGAGGAAAACAGACTTCGGGCTAAAATTGTGAACGATTGGCTTCTTGGGGTCACTCATTCGATGCTGGTGCTTGCGGTTGCTGCGCGGTTAAAGCGGTGCGAGCGTTCTGGCGGATAATGTCCCCGGAAGTGCGGGCGTCTTGTGCCGCCAACTCCGCCTTGAGCTTCTTATCGCGTCGGGCTTGGTCGGCGTTGAACTGGAGTTCCTTGTGAGCCAACTTCTGTTGTGCCATCTGCTCGGCAATCTTGGATTGAGCCTGGGCCTCAATAATGATCGCCTGAATCTTGGCCTGAGCCTCTGGATTCTGCTGACCACCTTGGGCTTGCTGCTGTTCCTGAAGCTGTTGACCGAACGCTTTAATCTGGTTTGCAGCCTGACCGAGTGCGTCCGAGTACATCTTCACCTTCTGACCATTGCTTTGGTCTTGCGACAGTTTCTGGACCTGTTGGCCGATGTGGGTAACGACATTCGACAGGCCGATAACCTCACGCATCCCGGGCTGTTGACCAGTCGCTTGGATGATCTTGAACTCGTTCCCGAGGTTTTGAAGCAATGTCTCCACGTATTCCACGTAGTTGACCCCGGACCCGAGATTGACCGGCTGGCCCGCGATAAGAGAACCCCAAGCCAACTGCGCTTTTTCGGTCGTAGCCGTCGCAATCGGAGGGACAGGAGGAACCAACTGGTTTGCCAAGTCGGGATTGTCGGTCGTGGCCTGAACGTAGAGGCGGTCCACGATGGTTTGGCCTTCGGGCGAGATGTTCCCACGAATCGCCATCAAACGATCCGCCATGGCCATCTGGACGGACTTGTTCCCGTTACCAATGTTCCGATTTCTGACAATTTCCCAGCGTTCGGAGTCGATGGCTTCAATCGGTACACCCTCCTCAAGCAACCCCTGCTGAAACTCTTTCACTTCTGGATGGGTGCTTCCATTGATCGTCAACCGGCGGCAAATCTCTCGATCTTGGAATCCTTCGTTGATGTAGGCGTCACCCAGCATCGAAGATGCCAGCGTATTGGCATCCTGGGAACGTGCCAAAGACTCCGTTGCCGTCATCTCCTTCTGTGTCCCGTCGTTCGAGTCCCGTGTGAACGAAGATGAGTTCTCCGCCATGAACTGTCTCATCTTGGACATCACGGAACCAACCAACCCCTCGTTGACTTGGTGGCGCTCGTTGGAAGTAACCATGGTCAACCCGTCGGGAATCACCCCGAGGTCGTACATGTCGATTTGGAGCAGGCGCTCTCGATCCCCGTCCGGAACGTTCCGGAACAGGTAAATCATTTCCCGAAACGCCGTATCCGCGAGACGACAGTTGAGTCGATTGGAAAGGTGACAAACGGCGTAGAGCAGGAAGCCCAGGCCGCGGACAGAGTGGTATCGAAATGGGGCGACGTTGTTACCGTCCCCAAATTGGATGCAGAGGAGATTATCAAGGCTGTCTCCGTAAGAAGTTTCCCCTCCGTCGAAAAGGATAGGGTCAACGTCGCTTGGGTATCCATTATCTCCTCCTGCTGGAATAATTTTCCGCCGCCAACCTTCTCCACCTTCTTCCTCAGAATTGAAGTAGAAATCCCACACCGCAACGGTCGGCTGCGCGTCCGAAGCGTAGTACCCGGCATTGGCCTTGTAATCCTCGGCAACCTTTTCTGGGAACCACCAGTTGTCCCAATTCGACGGCTGGGTAAGCTGCTGGTTCTTCTGAGCGATCAGTTGCTTAATGACCGGCTTATTCCACCCCTTAGCTACGTTTGGGCCTTCAATAGCCTTGTACAGCTCGGCAATCGTAAACCGTCGATAGATGGAAAAGTGGTCTAGGTTGGAGAGGTCCCGGTAGGTCCCTGAAGGTATGAAAAGGTCCTCGATCCCGATCATGAACGGGCACCACTCGTTCTTTCGAGCCCAACTCACAGGCCCGTTGCCGTGGAGAACAACTTGGGCGAACTTCGACTTCTGGGTTCCAAGGTATTTCCGGGAAGTCTTGAGCAGCTTGTTGACCGCCTTTGTCACCTTGCTGCTGTACTCCAAAGCCTTGTCTGGAGCACCAAAGTCCACCGTGATGTTCAACTGGTCGCCGACGTTGATGAAGGCGTTCTCAAAAACGAGACGACTATCCCGGGCGAGACGAGTCGCCTCCAGGAAGTTCACGTTCGTCTGAATCCGGTTATCCGCAGCCTCTTGAGCCGTAAAAGGCTGTTCCCCGTTGAACAGGGTATTGATTCGAGTTCGGTTGACGGCACGTGGGAGGTCTGCCAATCGCATTGCCTCAACAACCTGACGAATCTTTCCGGGATCAGAGAATTTGGCCATAAATCACCTATTGCTTCTGGTACAGGTAACAAAGCTGGCCTTCCGTTGCTACCTCAGAAATCTTGGTGGCCACCTTTTCAATCTCCTGACGCGCCCGAAGAGTGGTTTCCCAGTTACAATCGTCCATCCAAATGTAGCCCCCTTTCCGAACCAACGGGACGTACAGGGCCACGTCTCGGGTAGAAGCCTCCTCGGAATGGTTTCCGTCGATGTGGAGGATGTCGATACCGCCTTGGAATAGACCAACGCAGGCATGTGACGTGGACCGGATCAAAACGGCGTAATCGTCCAATCCGAAGCGCCAAATGGCCTCCGTGGCCAGCTTATGGATAGCGTGGTGGTCCAACTTGTTCCACCAATCGTCGTTCTTTGGGTCGTTGGTGCCCTCAACGGCAGCCTCCCGCTTCCAGGGGTCAATGCCGTAAATAGTGCCACCACTGATTGCCCGCAAAGCCATGGCTTGGGGGACCATTGACCGAGCGCCAAAGACGCCAATCTCCACCACTGTTTCAGGCCGAACCCTGACGATCAAGTCCGCCATGGCAGAAGCCTTTTCGACCGTGCACCACCCCTCCAGCTTGGGTTGTGCAGTCAGGGACAATGATCGGGTGATTTCTCCCGGCAAAGCGGGCGTACTGTCGGCGTTCATCATACCATTTTTTCGTGGTTAGGGTCTCGCATGCAATGGGTGTGATCGACCATCACCTCCTGAATGTCGGAAAATGAAGGAGTTTGAACCATCAACCGAGGTTGAAAGATATACGAGTTCATCTTGCTGGTGAACCCAGAAATCAAACAGTCTATAGGTGAATATCCAGAGATGTGTGGAGCGATCATTTTGGCCACCTTCCATCGTACTCCATAGCTTGAAGTCGTCAGCATTCTGTCCATCTTGATGACGTGTGGAGAAATTCTCAGTTGCGGTGCGTTCGCGTAATGTCCTCCGAGATACAGGAAGTCCCAGTTCTCAGGAACCTCTTTAATCATTTCATCCCACAACTGAATGAACTCATCTGGAGAATGGTTACACTCGAAATCGTCCTCAAGAATCAGAACTTTGTCCCACTTGAAGTGCGAAACGATCTCAAGAACTCCACGGTGGCTTGCGGTGCATCCAGCATTCCCGCTCTTCCGTTCGTTTATAAAAACATTGTCATGACCAGAGAAACGTTCGGCTTCAATTCCGTACATTTCCATCTGTTTTTGAGCATGTTCCCACCGGTCAACTCTGCGGTCCAGATTGATGCAGAATACTTTGTCCCAATATGACATGAACGAGTTCATTGGTTGATCTCCCAATTCTGCCAGATGTACGGTCCAGCGTTAAAGGTTAAGTGGTGGGTTTTTGAAAGTTCTTCCGAAATTGATTCAACCATTCTTACGCTATTCTCAACGCATTCGTGAAACTGAACCTGGAGATTTACAATACGCTTAATCAGTCCAGTTTCGACAAGCCTGCGGATCACAGCGTATTCACCGCCTTCGATGTTCAATTTTAATAGGTCAACCTGCCGGACCCCATTAACAAATGATAGAACATCCATCAATGAAACGTTTTCAATTTGTGTCGAATCCTTAAATCTTCCAGTCGAATCATTTGCAATTCCAAATTGGACAGATTCAGTGTGATCCGAAACTCCGCATTGCAACAGATAAACCCCGGTTTCCTTTAGGGTTTCTAGTGATTTTTTGAAAAACTCTTCAGAAGGCTCAAGAGCGATAACCCGACAACGATACTTGTCCCAAATCCTCTTAGAGAAATGGCCATGATAAGCGCCTGCGTCAATTACTAACGAGTTCTCTGTCAGGTTGTAATTGTACCGTTCTTCTTCGGTAAATTCCTTCATCAATCCTCCTTCAGTCTCAATTCATCTACTCCGTGAATATCTGCAATCCTGGGCCAATTACCTCGAACAAATTCGCAATCGTGTTCAATTCCTCCAACCAGTCCGTCAATCCTAGGAGAGTAAACATCACCAGCACAGAGCGAAGCGGCCCACCATGAGAAAGAGGAGTTTCCTCGTAACAGGTGAACCGCCTTTGTCATTCTCCAGAAGTCAGGCAAGAATCCTAAGTGGTTCGGAAATCCGGCGTAGGCAGGGTTTTCCTCGGTAACCCATTCAAGTTCACCAAGTCTCCACCAAGCAACCGCATTTTCGTACGACTTCTTACTAACTACTGGGTACCCAGATCCGGGATAATCACCAACACGACGATGAGCTACGACCCGGTGTATGGGGACCAATGTTTCCAATTGGTCAAGCACTGTTGGCTTGAAACGAAACCACCGTTCAACGTCTTTTTTTGAGTAACTAGAAACACATCCAGAAGATTGAGCATAGCCATTGATTTGAAAATCACCATCAGCCAAGCATTCACTCAACTGCTCGCAACGGGGAAGTGAATCGTCGGTTTTAGCTGAGTTCTCAACTCCAAGATCAAAAATCTCTTCCCCAACCCATTTTGGAACAACCAACTCAAATCCGTAACGCTCACACACGGAACGTGCGTAAGCGTATTGGAACAACTGGTTTCCGAACCTTCCAATGAGTGCTGTCTGAATCCTTTTCATCCCATGTGAATCAATTGCTTTCCAGTGAACCATTCATGTTCCGGAATTTGACAAACGTCGAATGGGAACCCCCTCAAAACCTTTTCACGAACTCCACGGATACCCTCTTCACCAAAATAGTTCGGAAAATTCTTAGCAATGTGGTTAGCCCGAAGCATGGCATGGCTTTTGTCGTTAGGGGACTGACCAGGATCCCAACGCTTCATTGGCACGTCTTCAAAGTGCGCCCTTTCATCCTCGTAGGTCATCATTCTGCGGTCGTAGCAGAAAGTGACACCAATGTTCTTCAAAACCAATCCTGTAATGCTGTCCTCGTAACCCATTCCATCGCAGATTTCAGGCCACCCATTGATCTGAAGGTAAAGCTCAATCGGAGCCGCCAAAGAACACCCGTAGTGCCACGAAGCATCGCATGGAACAACGTCTTGGTTTACACGCTCAAACCGGTTGTCAGTTCCTGATTCAGAATGTTGAAAACTAACCAATTCACCAGAATCTGAAACTTCAATGTTGTTTACCTTTCGGTAGGATCCGCACTTGATTTGGTTCGGACTCAAGCCAGTAAATACTGCATCAAGCCAGCCAGGCATCAAAACGCTTAAGTCGTCAACGTAGGCGATGTAATCGGTACGGGTCATGCAGAGAGCCGTATTGCGAGCATTCGACGCGGCAAAGAAGTCGGATTTTGTGAGTCTGTATTTGCCCTGCCAAACGGTTGGCTTTGGAGGCTCATGGCGGAGGCGTTCCTTGGGTCCTTTGAACTTGGAAAGGAACTCTTCCTTCCTGCCTTCCGATTCAGCGTGGAAATCAATTACGATCACCTCAAACCCCGAGTAATCACCGCCGCATTCACGGTGCAGCGAATTGAAAAACCACTGGATTCGTGGATTCTTTCTACTGGTCATGTACGCAATCGTCAGTTTCATTTTAAAGTGATGCAGTAAATCGGAATCATGCTTTCCGGCTTAATCGCTTGATGGATGTTGTATGCCCAAGGCTTGGATAAACGCGCCTCATTAACAGAACGTCCACTGGCGAACATACCGGAGTTAGCATATTCACCGCGACTTTTGCACGGACATTCCTCCACCAAATTGCCGAGAACCCAAACGGGTAACGACGACGGCTGAAATGGGTGCTGTGAACCCCGTAACTCCGCATTCCATCGTGGTCTATGCTGTCGATCTGGACACACCCGACATCGGCTGGGATTTCCGACTCAATTGCGGTCCATTCAGGAACGAACCCTTGCTCAAGTTCTGCATCCTGGGTGAAGACGATGAAGTCCTTCCCCGTCTCGATCCCGGTGTGAATCGCCGCGATGTACGAGAGCACGTCACCGACCTGCCGAGGCTCCACGAACGTCTTGACACCCTTACCGTCCACTTCATGAGGAGAAAGGGGCTGGAGGGCCAGGTTAACTCCATTGTATCCCCATGCAGTCAGGGGCTTAATACCCCGCTCAGAAAAGTGTTTCAACCGGGCATTGTGTGAATGCTCGTCGTCGAGGTTTCCAATCAGGATTGGGACGGCGTTCATGCTTCGGCCATGGCAGCAACCAACTCTTCGTGGGGGATTCGATTCCATCCGCAGGCCGTGTCGTTGATCCCGTAGGTAATTAACCAGTCGTCCCCGTCGAAGACAGCACCGCATGGAAAAACAACCAATGGAGACCAATTCGGAACCATTGGGTCCAACTGGGACCCGGCAGCAATCGGAATCTTGGTGTACCGGGTGAGTTCGAACGGGGCCTTTGCACTGAAGGCGTAAGCACCCATGAAGTACCGCCGTTTCGTAGTCTGCCAAGGCTGGGATGAGTGGAAAAAGCTCCAATACTCGTCACCGATCCGAACCGGAGGAGTTCCACCGCGAGCCTCACCGTACGGCCAAACAATTCCTTCCGTAACGAACGCCTGCTCCGGTTGGAACGTGGACGGGTTGAGTTGAACCACCTGATGCTTCTGCTTAGAGGAGCAGGAATAGACAAAATGGGGTGTCTGACCGTGGTAGAATAGGCACCAGTTCTTTTCATTTCCGGTGTTGTGCTCAATGCTGATTCCATTCGCTCCGTAAGCAGGATGGAACGAGGCTTGGCAAACCCAGTCTTTATCGAGAAGGAAAATCCCTTGGTGAGCGTGGGAACCTGACTGGAGGCTGTGCAGGAAGTAATTGCAGGCCGTTAAGAGCACATTGTCAGTCCCTGGAATCGTGATTACCCTAGGATCCTCGAAATGCTCGTTGTCGTTGACCTTTTTGAAAGTCACTTCTTTACCGGACTCAATGTTCATCATGTCGTCCAGCTTGAACATGACGACCGTGTTTGAACGAGGGCTGGAATGGCGTCTGGCAGCGAGCCACAGGCCGTCGGACCGCTGGACGAGGCCAGAATTGAACAGGAGGTCCCGGGAGTCCTTTGGGATCGTGAAGATACCTCCCTGCCACTTGTTCTGCTGGTGAATTGGTCCCGGCTCTTTTACCGCCGTTTGAGTCCAAGCGAATGGTTCCAATTCCTTCTGGTTGGCCAATACGGGTGGCATCAACCGGCGATCCAACTCGTTCTTGACCCAGCAGTAATCTGGGAATGGTTCCTTCGGGGCCTCACCAACTGCAATGTGGCGAGACTGAACCCAAACCTTGGTGGGCAAATGGCAACCGCAGTTTTTGCAGGTCCCAAGGCCCTCTTCGCCTTTGACGTGAAGGTCGGCGTGGGATTTGAGTTCAGCAGCCCACTTGAGAGCTTTCGCCAAGCCGCCCGTGATTTTCCGCTTCCCAAGTTCGTTGCTCGGACAGTTAAGGCAGACGTTGGCTCGATTCTGGGCGAGTCTCCGGGTAACCGGATTCATGCCGTTTCCAAGCCACAAAGCCACGATCTTTGCGCCTTCCAGATCGCCCTTAACGACTTCCGCAAAACGCGCAACCACCCCCACTTGGCGCTGAGACTGAGGCTCCACCGGTTGCGCCTGTGTATCCGGTAGAGCCGTCGATTTTGGGAGCACCGACTGGGCTGGAGAGAAGAGTGACGTGCTGAACCAGCCTTCCTTGGTCGCCCGCGCCTCCGTGTAGGCGTCGAGATCGTTTCGGCAGGTATCGAGTCCATTCGCCGAGAAGATCGTTGGATTGGCGGCACGATGCTTGAAAATCTCAATCGCGGTTTCCTCGAAAGTGAAACCTGGGTTTTCAATTTTCCAGCCCGTTTCCGGCTGCGTGTATTTCCAGCCACCGGGCGGAAATTGGCTTCGATTGATGATTGGCATAAGCGATCAGTTATTGTTCAACGTGAAACTCTGCGACAGCTTTTTAAACTGTTCATGGCGCTGCATCACCACGGACTTTCTGGACGGATCTTTTGGAGGTAAAGCCCCCTCGATTCGGAATCCCAGCCGGCGAGCCATTTCGACGCCAGCGACGAACGTATCGTAAAGGTCCGGGCTTCGGCCAACACGGAGTTTTGTTTCATCCTTGGTCTCCACGTCCTCGTACCCACCTTCAAAGATGTCCCACGCCCTTTTTGTGCCCTCCTCCATCACATCTTCCGGCATGTTTCGAAGCTGACCAGCGGCGATCAGGTGCCGAGTGGCAAACCACAATTCCGAGACGAATTTTCGGTATTTCTTTGAGCAATCTGGGATCTTTCCAAGAGGCCTTTTCGTGGCCTTTCCACCGAATTCAACACCCACGACGTTCGGAGACCAAAGACGGCTCAGGGAGAGCACCAAGGATCCTCGTCCGGTTGAGTCGAAAGCAAAGTGTTCGGGAGGAATGTTCAGATTCTCGCACCGCTCCTTCACGAAGGTGGCAATCTGGTCTTCGGGACTAAGCGGAGACGATGCCGTTACGGGGACCACGATCGGCTTCCCGACAAAGGCCAGAATCCACTTTCCTTCGCGGTCCTTTCCAAACTGAAGGTGAATGAATGGGGCACGGTCGCCACCAACTCCAGAGTAGGCCGCATCCAGGCAGCCGATATTCACTAAGCTATCCGTGGATGAGAAAACAGCCTCCTCCATGGCCTGCCCCTTGAGGCACATTGACCGTGTGATTACGCGCCGATCCTGAGCATCCCGAGGCATCCGGCCCCGGTTCATCATCGAGACCTGAATCGAGTCGGCCCCGAAGAACGCAATGTCCCGTTCGATGTCCTCTGGGGTAATGAGGTACGGGTAGGGGTTCAACCCACGGGGATACTCACTATTCGGAGTATCCATTCCGTCCAACTGGACGCATCGACCTCCTGGGTAACGAGTTTGCCATTCCTGAGTTCCGTCTATGTCCCCGATTCCGTCCCAGCCTCCAAGCTCGTCTGCGGGCTCACAGAGCACCCCTAGAGCGTCCGTTCGGTCCTTTGGGTTCCCGAGTCCAATACCCTTGAAACCCTCCAATTTGGACCGTTTCGCACTTCCGTTCTTGGCCAAGTTGGCAAACGCATCAACGAAGCTCTTCGGCATGAATTGAAGCTCGTCAGCCGCTATTCGCATCCGTTCGTTCTTGATGCCGACGTAATTTCCGAGGCCGACATAGGTACTCCCCTGCTTACAAGCCACGCAGACAATTCCATTTCGGAAGTCTCGATCTTCGACCTCTCGCCCGTCGGTGGACAGCATCCGTCGAGAATTGATGATATGTCCGGGTAGGTCAGAACGTCGCTCCTTGGCTTTTCTATGGAGCTTTGAGATTTCACCCCAGGCTCGCATGTCCAGCATGGCCAAAGTCGTCGAAGAAATGAGCCAAGTCGTTTCATTTGGGAAGCAGTAGTAGTCGGTTAGCGCGAAGGCTGAAACCGTATTGGTTTTTCCCGAAGAGGCTGGCCCCATGATCCCCGTAACCGAGTTTTCGCAGAGATTGCGAAGAATGCGCTCGTTCCACTTGTGCCAAGACAGGTGAGGCCACAGGGCGCTAATGAGCGCCTTGTAATGCTGAAATAGGGTCGTTCCGGTGCGTAGTTTGAGCTTTTCGTGCTTACGAATGCACGCCATCTCAATCGCAACCGAATCGGCAGTGTTCCATTCCATGCCGTATTTCGTGAATGCAGACATTCGAGGTTTAATCCGTGGTAGGTCGGATTGAACTTGAAGCCAAGTGCCTTTCCGAGTACCGCATTGGGCGGGCACAGTCAACACCAATGCCAGTAGAAGAGAAAAACCGGCTGGAAAGTGAGTTCTTTTCGCTCGAAGGCGGAATCGACTCAGGCATTGCCCCGTCCCTGATTCAACCAAATCAGGTCGCAAAAGCCGTCAATACCCAGTTCCGAAACGGGTACATGAGTTGCCGACCAGCCTTCAATCGTCGCCGACTTTCGTTTCCAGACAACACGGTTAAAGCAGCCTTCGAGGACGGAATTTTTCAAGGGTGCAGCGCATTTTCAAAGGGAAATCTCCGGTTCGTTGTCGCCTCGATTTCAGGAAGGCTCTACCGGGTTTCCTTGCTCGATTACACGGTAACTGCTATTCCGCTTCCAGATTCGGGCAACAATCCAACGCTTCAAAAGGCGTGGTTCTGCCAAGCCGAGGACTTCTTGATCGTTCAAGATGGGCAATCCAAACCATACATTTACGACGGGGTTACGCTGCGTCGGGCTATGGCTGACGAAGTGCCTGTTGGCGGGCCAACTACATACGGAATCGGTCGTATTTGGGTTGCCTTTGGAAACCAGTATGTGGGCGGTAATCTCCTCTACGGAGATCCGAGTCTCGGGACGGCTTCTATCCTCAAGTTCACGGAAAACGATTTTTACAACGAAGGGGGGTCATTCTCAACACCTCTCCAAGCGGGCGAGATTACGGCGCTTTCGTTTGTTGCAGAACAAGGATCGGCGACCGGAGAAGGTGGATTGATGGTATTCACGGAGTCGGGAGTTTTCCAGTTCGACGCCCCAGTTGACCGAACAGTCTGGAAAGACCAACGGCAGCCCCTCCAGCGCGTTGCATTGCTGGAATATGGTTCACTGTCCAATTTCGTCACCCGAGTAAATGGAGACATGTATTTCCGTGCCCACGACGGCATTCGCTCCTTTTACTTCGCGTTTCGAGAGTTTGGAAGCTGGGGAAACACTCCGATTTCCAACGAACAGAGCTTCTCCCTGGAAGGCGACGACCAATCCTTGTTGAACTGGTGTTCCGGTATCAATTTCGACAACCGGATGCTGATGACTGGACGCCCCCAGCTTCACGCCCGCGGCATTTGGCATGAGGTAATCAACGCCATCGACTTCCAGTTGATTTCCGGGATGCGTGGGAAGTCCGCTCCAGCTTGGGAAGGTGCTTGGACCGGAATCAACCCTCTCCAGTTATTTTCGACCGATACCTACGGGGTAAAGCGGGCCTTCGCGATGTGCTTTGATGCGGATTTCAGGATTTGCCTCTATGAAATCTCGAAAAACGACTCGTTCGACAACGGGACTACTCGCATCGACTGGTCAGTTTACTCTCGGTCTGTCTCGTTCCAAGGTCTCAATTCACTCCGGGAATTCGTTTCGAGTGAACTCTGGTATGAGGATGTCCAAGGGCGAGTCACTACGGACGTTAAGCTCCGAGCCGATGAAAACCCGTGCTGGCTCGGCCTGAACGTGTGGGACGAGTGTGTCGCGAATACGGTCTGCGCCCCGGACAACTGCTACGAACCTCCCAAGATGAAGCGATCCATGTCGCTGCCTCGGAGGGCAACCCCTGCGCCTCCGAACGATTCGGACGACCAACTAGAAAGACCAATGCGACAGGGGTACGAATTCCAGGTTCGTTGGAACTTCAGGGGTCACACTCGGATTAAGAAGGGCCGATTCGTTGCCAAGACTGTTCCCGAGCCTGCTTTGGGTAAGATCATCTCACCGGAGGGCTGCACCTGATGGCCTGCATCACTCCAGGGACGTGCTTTTCGAAGGATTGCTGCCAACCGCAGGACTTCGAGTATTCGTCGCATGAGGTCGTTATTTGGCAGGTTTCAGACTACGGAACCGGCGACGCCAACGAATCCGCCGTCGCTGCCGTGGTTCAGGCGGACGTTAATTATGACCTCGTTTTCTCGGCCGGCGACAACAACTACACCAACAGCGGATATGCCTTTCTGGTCGGTTCCTACTACCCGCTTTCAACGAATCGCGGAAAGTTTTGGACTGTTCCTGGTAATCACGACTGGGATTTTGACGGGACTCTTGCGGCTTACCTCGCCTATTTTCAGTCTTCACCGCTCCTTGCCGCTCCGCGCCGGTACTACAACCAAAGGTGGGGGTGCGTGGAAGTGTTCTTCGTAGATTCCGGGTGGAACAGTGCAGGAACCCTGTTGGAGCCAGATGGGAACACCGCTGGAACTTTGGACGCGGATAACAACCCGACCGGTGGATCCGCCCAATGGCGTTGGTTTGTTCGGGCCGTCAATGCTTCCAAGGCGCGTTGGAAGGTGGTGATCCTGCATCACCCGCCCTATTCCTCGGGAAGTGGGCACACGGGTCAACCAAACGTCACAGCGCCCGGGTCGTACACCGCGCTTCGGTGGCAGTTCAAGCAGCTTGGTGTGGATTTGGTAATCGCTGGCCATGAGCATTCCTACGAGCGGCTTTCGGTGGACAGCGTTACATACATCGTTAACGGTCTAGGTGGACAAACCAAGACCGGCTTTGGTACTCCTATCACTGGAAGCCAGGTTAGATACAATTCCGATTTTGGTGCGTTTAGGTTATCAGTAACGGAAGACGCCATTCGGGGCGTGCTCTACAACACTTCAAGCGCCGCAGTTGACACCTTTACGCTGACGAAATGAGCACTCAATACATCGTTCCAACGGCTGGGACAATCGACCCCGGTGCTTGTTACGGCACTTGGCAGGAGACACTCAACGCCTTCGCGGCGGCTCTCAGGATCCCTTTTCCTTCGGGCTACACTCAGATCGTTGTCTCGGCTTCCACTCCAGACCCTTCCGATCAGGGCAAGATTTGGCTCAAGGTGACTGGCGGGGGTGCTCCCGTAGGATTCTTCTACTACTCTGGTGGTTCATGGGTACCGATCAATCCTCCAAACGTCTATTTTGGAACGGACTCAGGTGCCGTGAATGCCTACGTGGTCGGGGCTGTTTCTCCGACTTACCCGCTTGCTGCACTCAGCCAAGGTGTTTTCTTCATCAATATTACCACCCAGAACACGGGGGCATCGACACTTCAGATCAATGCGTTCGCGGCGGCTGCGATCAAGGTTGGCGGGGCGGACCTTTGGCCTGGGGCACTCAAGGTTAATCGCTGGTATGCGATGGTGTTCGACGGCACCAATTTCGAGGTTGTTGGGATTTCGCAGCTTTCCACAGGAGATATTGCCGCCTCGGGAACCGATGGGGCTTTCCTTCGCACTCGAACCGTAGCGGCGGTCTTGACCACAGTTTGGGAGACCTCGATTTTCGAGTCCACAGAGACGGCATTCCCTGGAGCTACGATCCCACTTTCTTGGAACCATGGATTTGGAGTAAAGCCAAAGTTTTTCCAAGTGGTTGCGGTCTGCAAAACAGGTGAATGGAATTATCTCGTTGGGGATGAGGTTCCTGTTGGGTCGCTCTACAAAGGCGGAGGCACTTCATCGCCAACAATTTGGGCAAACGCTACATCGGTAGGATTCAACAGCACCGCAGCGGTCCAGATCACTGACAAGACCACTGGCTCTCCAAACAACCTCACGACTGCCAACTGGAATCTCAAAGCCTACGCATTCAAATGAGGGTCACTCTCAAACAGGCTAAGGATTCTGGAATGGCCCAGCGGCTGAAGCTGGTCCCATGCTCCACGGAGTTCATCACCCTACTAAATCGCGCCCAGGAGGAGTTGGCAATGGAAGGCCGGTGGTGGGGCACGTACCAACGCCTTCGGATCCTTGGAAATAAATCATGTATCGTTTGGCCGGCTGACGTGGCCGTGGTCGAACGCCTCCAGATTTGCCGAGACACCGTGATGGTTCGCAATTCGTGGTACGAGTTTGAGGCTTACGAAAAGGCCCCGGCTCTCAGGAACAACGACTGGTACAATAACGAGGCTGCGAGCCAGCTTTTGGATCGTGGACTTGCGACCACCTACGGAGAGTGGGATGGCGTCCTGAATCAGCTTCGATTCTACCCAGCTAATTCGTCGGATGTTGGCAAGCGGATCTTGGTTCAAGGCGTGGACCAGAATGGAGTTTCTGTCCGCACTCAGGATAGTGTTTCCGGGGACTGGATTGAAGGCGAGTACGTGACTTTGGCTTATCCGTACGCCTCGACGGTAAACATCTTCCAGCACCCGCTTGCCGGCCTTCAGAAGCCAATTACCGACGGTTGGGTCTCTGTGACTGCTTTCAACACGATCACGGGGTCTGAAACTCAGGTTGGAAACTACCACCCTTACGAACAGAACCCGGCCTATCGTCGAACCTACCTGACCCAGAGTTGCTGCCGACTTTTGCAGCCTCTTCCGGTCAAGAATTCGGATGGGTGTAATTCGGATAACTGCTGGCCTTGGCAGATTTACACAGCCTTGGTTTCCAAGTCGTTTTCTCCGGCCTACATCGACACCGATTGGCTGTTCATTTCGATGCTCGGGGCTTTGGAGTCCATGATGCGGTCAATTCAGCTAGCCGACGAGTACGACCAAGCTGGAGCCAATTTCTACCGTTCAGAGGCTACCCGAAAACTGAGGAACTACACCGAGAGAATGGAAGGCGGAAAAGAGCGGACGGCGATCAACATTCAGCCTCTTGGTTCTGCCCACAATTCAAGGGTCCTGGACGGGATGATGTAAAATGACCATTGAAGTTCCATGGATTGACCTGAGCGACGACAAGGTTAACCGCCTTTTTGAGTTGGTCGCTGCTGCCCATTACCAGTCGGCGATGAAGAATCGAAACGCCAGTTCTGCCGCAATCGTTAACTCGTACTTCGCAAGCGGGTCAATGGCTCAGGCAATTTCCTCTTCGCTGCTGGCTACCGGCATCCGTCACGCCCCAGTTCAGGAGGCCCGCAAAGTTTTTGAGACTGCCACCAAGGAAAAGGTGGAGGAGCAGTTGGGTCATGGGTTCAAAATCCAAGGCTTCGGCAACTCCTTTTTCAAGAATGGGATTGACCCTCAGTGGAACCCGGTTCTGGAGTATCTGACTGCCAATTTCCCTGAGAAGTCAGCCAGGATTGAGCAAATTAAGGGATACATCGGGAAGGATATTTATCCAAATCCAGCGATGTTCACGGCCATTGCCTGCGACTTGGCCAAGGTTCCTAACGGGTGCGAGGTTGCCGTCTTTGCCTTGATGCGAATTCCAGCTTGGGTTTCCCTACTTCTATGAGCGGAACCATTATCCAGATCGCGGGAATGCCACGAAGCGGAACGGCCTTTTTGGCTGCGTTTCTGTCGTTGCACCCGAAGTGCGTGGCGAACCATGAACTGGCGGCAACGGATCCGAACTGGAAAGAGACAATTCGAGACCAGCTTGAGCACTGGGAATACGTCATCGACAGCACTACCTACGGGTGGATTCCAAAGGCGACGTTTGATCGTGGTCGCCGGGTTGGTTTGGTTCGTGAACCATCGGAGTCTGCGCTGAGATCGTCGGAGGCTTTCGGATACCCTGTTGACCAAGGTTCAATGGAATTCTGCTACGACCAGATTACAGAATGGTCTTGGGAATGGCTTCGGATTGATTATTCCGAGTTGTTCACGGTTGAATCACTTCGTTCAATTTGGGTCTATTGCTTTGGAAACTCGAATTACTTCTCCGAAGAAAAGGCACGTCTGTTCATTTCTTTGAACATCCAGAGAATGAATCCTGAGATTGTGTTCTCTAAAGAAAACTCCAACGAGATGTTGAAGGAGGTTGTATAATTTATGGGACTTATCGCAGGACTTGGAGGGCTTGGTTTAGGGCTCGTTGGATCGGCTATTTCCGGGAATGCCGCTTCCGGTAGAAAGAATGCCCTAAACAACATCGCGAACACCCCCGGCATTGACCCTAACGCGATCACCGGTGAGGCGCTTTCTTCAATCGACAACAACCTTGGTACTGCCGAGGGAATCGCTGGAAAGGCGAACCAGTTCTCTCAGGATCAGGTCAACTCCATGCTGGAGCAGGCCATCCCGGGTTGGTCGGGATTGCAGGCCAAGCGGACGGCAAACGCTTCTGACTTACTTTCTGGACGACTGCCTTCGGACGTTCAGAGCGCGGTGGAACGGTCTGCGGCCTCACGGGCTCTTGGAGGAGGCTATGGCGGGTCTGGTGCGGCTCGAAACCTGACGCTTCGGGATCTTGGCCGTACTTCTCTGGACGCGACTACTCTTGGCGCAAATCAGGCCAACACGATCATTTCGGACACCCCTCGGGCAAACCTGTTCAACCTTGCTGGACTTCTTGGACCTTCTCCGACCGACTTGGCGGGAATTCGATCCAGCGAACGCACCTTGAAGTTGAACCAACTTACGGGCGCAACTAACTCTCCCGGTGCCGGAGATGTTTGGGGCAAGCAGATTCAGGGGATTGGTGGTGGAATTTTTGGTGATGCTGGAGGATACGGTGGAATTTTCAATGGATTTCAAGGTCTTGGAAGCAAGTCTAACACTGATTCGTGGAACATCCCTGGAGGGTCTTGAACTATGCCAACCGTTGATGACTACCTTGGATTCCTACCGGCCTACCAAGCTGGGTTGCAGGATTACCACACGCGCCAGAACGAGGCGCGTCAGAGGGAGCAGCTTGGTCTTGAGCGTGAGCGGAATGCCTCCTTGGAGCAAGAGCGCATCGCCCGTGCACAACAGGAGCAGGAGCGGTCGGCTTTACTCAAGCAGCAGGCTTCCCAGGTCGCAGGACAGCTTGCCGCTCAGGAACAGTACAAGAGCGCGTTGAAGGCTCAGGTGGACCAGAACGTCCAGCAAGGGCTTCCACTGGAACAGGCTGGTCCATTGGCATTTCGTCAGACTCTCCACCTTTTGCCGGCGCACATGCTACCTAACACGGTTGGGGCTGAACTCAACCGGCAGGCTAAGTCTGACATTGCTTCTGGTAGAACAGACTCAGCGGAGGCTATTGCTGCCGCTAAGGCGGCCGCTGCTGCGAAGATCGCTGCGGACAAGTCGGCTTCTGCTGAGAAGATCAATGCTGATAAGGCTGCCGCTGCCATGGAACGCGAAAAGGTGAAAACCGACCGTGCCGGCTACCTACAAACCCTCAAGAATCAGGCTGCTGTTGTGGACAAGAATGGGCGTAAAATATCCGAACAGGAGTACGTCAATCGCCATACCGAGGGGTACATGAAGCACAATGGCGGCACGATTCAGGAAGTGACCAAGGCGCTTCGTGACAATTACCAAGTGAATTGGCCGGATAAACAAACCCAGACTCCTGCTGCTCCAGTGTTCAGTGCCGAAGATAAAGCCAAGGCGGAGAAAATCCGTTCCGATTTCAAGGCTGGAAAATTGACTCGGGAGGAGGCGATCAATCAGTTGAAGCCTTTCAAGCAACTAGGAATCCAATGAGTATTTCGGCTGATGACTTTCTGGACAGCGACAAGCCTTTCGATGAACTAGAGCAATCCAACAAGCGGTTGGACTCTTTTCTCGACGAGGACACCACTACCCCGCGTCTCGTAAACGACCAACCGGAAGGCATCGCCAAACGCGCCTATCGGTCCGTACGTGAGTCCGGTCCAGTCACGGCGATCTTCGGGCCAGACGAGCGGCAAAGGCTCACACAAGGCGTTCCTGACGAAAATGGGCAACTTCAGTACAAGCCTCAGGGAAGTCTCATTGAACAGAAGGGATTGATTCCAGGAACTCAGGAGGCTTTGAGCACTCCGCTGAAGGAGATCCCGAAGATCCAACAACAGCAGGGTCGGGCCGCGCAGATAGCAGCCGGTGTCGGCAATGTCGGCATTGGGTTCGCCAACTTCATGCAGTCGCCTCTTGGGGTGGCCACGCTTGGGCTTGGTGGTGAGGTTGAGGCCGCTCGGGATACTCTCAAGGCTACCGATGCCGCATTCAATGCTGGAACCGCAACTGCCGAGGAGTTGGCCCTGGCTCACAAGCACGCCGTCAACGTCGCCAACGCTGCTAGGGGTGTTTCTGGAGCCTTCGCTGCGGACATGGCATCGAATGTTCCGGGGTCAATTTCAAACGTCGGTCAGGCAATCAAATCCGGCACGGCGCAGGACATCACCGAGGCTGGGGTTGGTGCTGCTGCAAACCTGTTGCTCACGGGCGCTTCGGCTAAACACGCATTCAAGGGTGAGGTAATCCCGAAATCCTCTGAACCTGAAGTCACCAAAGCCGCCCAGGATGCCGTAATTGAGGCAAAACCAGCCGAGTCGGTTGAGGTTCAGGACCAAGCTGCGGACAAAGTTGCTGACCACACGGCAGAAGTTGCCGCGCAGGCTGACCTTCCGGAGACCGCTTCCGTGGTCGCTGAGATGGCCAAGACGGATGTTCCGAAAGCGGACCAGCCAGCTGTTAAGCCCGACTTAACCACTCAACCCGAGGCTCCACTCACTGCGGAAGCGCAAGATCTCTTAAGTAAAGTGGATGCTGGTGGAGTTCCGGCGATGATTACCCGGAATCTCCAGCGCATTGCTGAAGAGAATGGGGTTAAGATTGAAGACTCGGACACGCCTGCCGACGTAATAGCGAAACTGCGTAATAGGGCTGCTCCAGAATCGAGGGCCGAAGTGGACTCCTCGACTCCTGCGACCTCTGCGGAGAATACCACGGCACCCGAAGCCTCGCCTTCACCGGAAGTCAATTCCTCTGCGCCCGTTGCGCCTGAAGAAGTCCCGCCAGTTCAACCGGAAGCGCCTCCAGTAATCACCCCAGAACAGGCGTACTCGTCCAAGAACGCCTACACGGACGCCCAGCGTAAAGAAATGGGCCTACCACCCGCTGCTGAGGTAGAGGCCCGCGGTTGGGACGGAATCGTTCGGCAAGAGGCTGACGCTGCGGAGGCGAAAGAGGCTGGAATTGCGAATCGGATAATTTCTGAGATCGCAGACAATCCTAGACCCCTCAAGGATTACGAAAGGCTTCTGGTTTTACGGGAGCAGATTCGGACTCAAGCTGAGTACGATGCTGCCTCAAAGGCTGTTGTTGATTTGGAAAAACAAGGAGATCCCGATGCGCTTGCTGCTGCAAAGTCTCGTTTGGAACTGGCCCGTGATCGCGCCCAAGACGTTTTCAATGCAGAAAGGGCTGCTGGACGTGCTTCCGGTCAATCACTGGCGGCAATCAAGCAGGTCGTTGACGAGAATTTCAACCTTATCAGGCTGGAGACTCGTGCTCGCGCTGAGAAGGGTGAAGCATTGACAGAGGTTGAGGCGAACCGAATCAAGGCTGCTAGGGACGAATGGGTGAAAGCGAAAGAGGCTTCCGACAAGGTTCAGGAGCAGAAGTCCCATGAAGCGGCGCAGGAAATCTTCGACCGTGTTCTCCATGAGATCCGAAAGGAGACTCAGGCCGCGAAGGATGCCAAAGCAAAGGGCTCGTCGTCCAAGGAGTATTGGCAGAACCTCCGGGAACAGGCTCTGGAGCGTGAGCGTGAGCGCCGTAGCCGAACCTACGCCATAGACCCAGTATCCGCTTCCCTGCTTCACCTCAAGGACGAGGCTATCATTGGCGCGTCCTACCTCGCGGAAAATGTCATCGACTTTGGCGAGTGGTCGAAGCGGATGATTTCCGACCTCGGGGAAGAGATCCGCCCAAGACTTCCACAGATTTACGACCGGTCCAAAGCGTACCACGACCAGATCAACAAGGAGTTTGAGACCAAGGCTGAAAATGGGCAGAAGACTCCCAAGGCTGAGAAAACCCCAGGTCAAGTTCTGGACGAGGCTAAAGTCGAAGGTGGCATCACCAAGAAGGTGATCTTCGATCTTGCTAGGGCCTACGTGCGTCAAGGCGACTCAGACCTTGGTTCAGTAATGGACAAGGTAACGAAGGACCTGAAACCTTTGGATCCTACCCTGGACCCCCGTAAAGTCCGGGACATCTTTTCCGACTACGGGAAGGTCAAGTTTCCGAGCAAGGAAGCTGACCTAAAGCAGCTTCGTGAATTCCGAGCACTGGCACAGGCCATTTCGGCTCTTGAGGACATCCAAAAAGGAAAGCCTCCTGAGCGGAGTGGAATGCAGCGGGACAAACCGACCCAGAAGGTCCGCGAACTTCAGCGCAAGATTCAGCAGGCCCTGAAAGAATTCGGCATCGAAACCGTTGATCCCTCTACCCAGCTAAAAACCTCTCTGGATCGGATAAAGACCTCACTTAGGAATCAGATCGAGGACCTTCAAAAACAGATCGACACGGGCGAGAAGACTCCCAAGAAAAATGGGGTTGCCTACGACCAAGAGGCGAAAGACCTAAAGGCCCGTCGTGACGCCCTCCGTGAGCATCTTCAGGCCATCGAAGGTAAGACGGAGATGTCCGATGAGCAGCGCAACAAGCTGGCGATTGCTGCGGCAAAGCGTTCTCTGGATGAGTACAATCGCCGGATCAAAGAACTGGACTTCTCGGATCGCCAGAAGCCTAACCGTGAACCCTCTCCCGAATTGGCAGAAATCCGGGCGCAACGAGATGCGGCACGGGAAGCCTTTGAGACTCTTCGGGACGGACCCAAGAAAGACCCTGACCAAGTTGCCCGAGAACGCCTCCTGAAGGCGATCAACAAGCGTGCTGACGCGCTTGAGGAGAAGCTCCGCACCCATGACTACGGAAAGACCCCCAAGAAAGCTCCCCTCCGTGACGAAGTAATTGATGCGGCTCGGGCTCGGGAACAACGGGCCAAGGATAAGGTCAACGAGGAGATCGAAAAGATCCGGCTGGACCAACGCACCAAGGCCGCAAAGGCTGGCGACTTCTTCGTGAAGGTTGAGCGAGCCATGAAGCTCTCTTCATTGGCCACCGTCCTAAAGCTGGCGGCTGCGGCTGCGGTTCGCGTTGGAGTTTCCGCCCCAATCGAACAAGGCTTAGTCCGGGGTATCCGCCAAGTTCCGGGACTTCGTAGGTTGGCCAATGAGGCTCCGAACTACACGCCGATTGGAATGCGGGCCTACGCCGAGGCTGCCACCAGAGGAGTAATGCGCGGGATTCGGGACTTCAAGACAGTTCTGAAAACTGGACGTTCGGACCTAGACATCCTGAACGGAAAGAAGACCGACCTAAATCCAATCATGCTGGACTGGTTCGGAAATCTCCACGGCGCACTCAAGAACCCAGTAAAGCAGGCGGCATTCGAGATCGCCTACAAGCGCCTTTCGGAATTCAACCTGAAGCGAGGAATCGACATCCAAGATCCGGCCGTTATGGCGGACATGGCGGCAAAATCCTACCTGGAGGCCAAGAAGTCCATTTTCATGCAGGACAACCTGGTCACCGATCAGTGGCAAACAGTCCTGAACATGTTGGACAAGTCCAAGAAGTATCCAGACGCAGGCCCGTGGGTGGCTCGCGGGCTTCGATTCCTACTTCCAATCGTCAAGGTGCCAACCAACATCGTTGGCGAGACGCTGAAGCTGAACCCGGTTTCGCTGACAAAAGGGCTCTACGAGGCAGGCAAGGCTATTCGCAACGGTCTGGAGAACGTTCCTTCAGAGCAGAAGAACCACATCATTGAACTGCTGGCCAAAGGTTCGCTCGGAACAGCCATGATGGCTCTTGGGTACTACAACCCCGACAGCGTTGGTGGTTACTACCAGCACCAAGAGAAACGCAAGCCCGGAGACGTTAAAGCGGGAGGATTCAAACTCTTTGGCCATGAAATGCCTCACTGGATGTTCCACGCGCCGATATTTGAGGTCATCCAGATGGGTGCCACGATTCGACGTGTAGCAGATTCATTGGACCGAAACCGGGAGCGCAAAGGGGTTGCTGCGGGCGTGATTGCGGCCTCGATTGGACTAGCCAAGGAACAGCCTTTCTTGGACGAAATCGACCGCATTGGAAATGCGCTAAACAACGAGACGGAACGGCGCTACTTCGCGGGCTCACTCCTCCGAAGCACGCTGATCCCCCCAGGTGTTCAACAGCTTGCTGCCATGACGGACAAAAAGGACAAGTCGGTAAAACCTCCTCAGACCCCTATGCAGTATCTCGCGTACCCGTTCCAGGAACCGGTCAAGCGCAAGCCGTCCACGCTTCTTCAGCACGTCGAAATGGGCATCCCATACCTGCGTCAGAACGTTCCCGAGAAACACTAATCGCAGTCCTCGTCCGTAATCGGGCCACCCTTCGGTTCGTAACCGTTCTCGAAAGTCATAAGCGACTTTTTGAACACGGTCTTGATTTCTCCAGTAGGGCCGTTGCGCTGCTTGGCCAAGATCCAGGTAACAGGAATTACGTCCGTGGGAGCCTGATCGTCGTCACCTTTCTTCTTCTTGATTTCGTCCGGGTTGAACCCAAGCAGAACGATGTCGGCGTCCTGTTCAATCGAACCAGATTCGCGAAGGTCACTCTTGCGCGGCTTTCGAGCATCAGATTCCGACTCTCGATTCAACTGAGCGAGGACCACGACCGGAACGTCCAATTCTTTCGCCATGGCCTTCAGCCCTTTGGAGATTTCGGCAACCTGTTGTTCCCGGTTCGTTGAAACTCCTTTACGGAACACTGGCTGGATTAGCTGGAGGTAGTCGATGAGAACGATTCCAATTCCATGCTGCAGTTTCATCCGCCTCGCGTGCGCCCGAATTTGGGAAATGGTCAGTTCGGATCGGTCATCGACGTGAATTGGAAGCTTGGCAATTTCGGGCGTGGACCTTTGGAGCGCCTGCATGTCCCCCTGCGTGAGTTCGCCGTTGATGAGGTTCCAGAGAGAGACCTTGGACCGCTTGGCAATTAACCGGTCCCAAATGGAGTCGTCGTTCATTTCGAGCGAGTTCACCAAGGCGGGATACCCATTCATAGCCGCAGCTTCGGCCATCTGCATTGCCAAGGTTGTCGTTCCAACGCTTGGACGAGCCGCCAGCACGATCATCTGCCCGCCCCGGAAACCGCCCGTCATGCGGTCCAACTCGAAAAGCGAGGTCGGAATGCCCTGAACCTGCCCCTTGGTCTCCATTGCCTTTCCGTAGCGTTCCAAGGCTCGTCGGGTGAGTTCCTTGGCAGACTTCATCGCCACGGACTGGGTGGGTCGGATCGCAAGGGCATCGGCCTCGAATGCGGAGAGAATTTCTTCGGTGGGTTGCGATCCGGCGTAAATCGTTTCCCCGACCGAGTAGCAGAGTTGGAGCAATTTCCGCTTCGTGAACGCCTCCAGAAGTTCCTCGATGTAGTATTCGATTCCGGCCATGCACATGTCGGGGTAGGATGAAATCGAAGCCACACCACCAACAGCTTCCGACAACTTTGGATTCTTCAGAACCCGCATTCCGAGCGTCACTTGGTCAATCGGAAGTCCAATGTCCGACATGGCGCTCAGTTCATCGAAAACAGCCCGATTTCTCAGGTCGTAAAAGTGATCCGGAACGACCTTTTCCAGGGCAATCGGAACATTGTCTCGGGAATTGAAAATCATTGCCCCCAAAACCTCGCGTTCAGCCTCAATCGAGTGGGGTGGAAGTTTGTCGTTCATTTGGTTTCATTGACTGAAACATGCTTTCTGATCAACGGCAATAAATTCTGCTGAAAACTGTTGACCCGATTTTTGAATCTGGCATTCTGGATCCCGAGATGGCCAAACAAACCAAAAAGGAATTCATCGGCGGAAACGTGGATTCGGAGGTTGTCCAAGCGGTAAAGTCCGTTGCGATTAAATCCCCCGTCGAACTCAACGTCCAAGAGCGGATCGAGTTCTTTCTCCGCAAGGGTTTGGTTGCTCACAAATCGGAAACCAAAACCAAGTAAACCAATGTGTGAATTCAAAAGCGGAATCGTTCTTCGCGACGAGAGCCTTAAAGGCGGTTTCAAGCTGCTTATGTCTCCATGGACTGAGCATCACTCAGACCTGATCGCGATGCACAACTTGCACGACGGAGCGCGGCTGTCATTTGCTCGGGTGGAGTTCAAGCCCCCGAGCATGGCGACGGCGGACAAGCCAGAGACCTACAAGTTGCGAATCGACGAGGAGAGGTGTCCGGACTGGTTTGACGAATCCATGAAGGAGGCGGTGTCGGGCCGGATGCGGAATTATATCAGGTCCATCATCATCACGGAGGACAGGTGCTTGCTGATCGGCGGGCAGTTCATCATTTCGGGCAAGGTATCGATCCAGGTCGCAAAGTGCTGCGTGATTCGGGCGATGCTGGAGCACTCGAAGGTCGGCGAGATGTGGGAGTCCTCGCAGGTCGGCACGATGCTGGCGTACTCGCAGGTCGGCGAGATGCGGGAGTCCTCGCAGGTCGGCGAGATGCGGGAGTCCTCGCAGGTCGGCGAGATGCGGGATTCCTCGAAGGTCGGCGAGATGTGGGAGTCCTCGAAGGTCGGCACGATGCGGGAGTCCTCGCAGGTCGGCGNGATGCGGGANTCCTCGAAGGTCGGCACGATGTGGGATTCCTCGAAGGTCGGCNCGATGCGGGATTCCTCGCAGGTCGGCACGATGCTGGCGTCCTCGCGGGTCGGCACGATGCTGGCGTCCTCGAAGGTCGGCACGATGCGGGATTCCTCGAAGGTCGGCGAGATTTGGGAGTCCTCGAAGGTCGGCACGATGCGGGATTCCTCGAAGGTCGGCACGATGCGGGATTCCTCGCAGGTCGGCGAAACAGGACCTAATGCCACGCACCC